TTTCCGCAGATGGTACAGACCAAGACGCGCACCGCGCATATCCCCAACTTAGGAGCCGGCGGATGGATGAGCTAGAACGCTGTCCCAACGGCAACCCAATCACACCCACCACCGGCAGATGCAAAGATTGCCAGTGCCCACCGGAGAAAGCGAATGAGTGAACGAAGCGATCCGTCCCAGAAGGCCGTCGCAGTCACCAAGAGTGACACCACCAGCCTCCTGCTTAATGGACAGCCCCCACGGGCCATTTATGTCGCAGGGGCAGGCAATCTGAATCTCAAGTTCGGCGACGCCACAGCGGTCCTGTTCACCACGGTTCAGGCTGGGAGCGTGCTCCCGGTGCGCCCCACCCTGGTTATGAGCACCGGGACGACCGCAACCGGCATCGTGGCGCTTTACTAATGTTCATAGGTATCAGCTTGGGAATTGGCGGGTCGGCACCAGGCCGCGCTGCATAATGGCCGGCCCCCTGGAGTTGGAATGAAAAAGACAGACACGACCGATGATGTGATGCGCGGCGCACTTGAGCGTTTCCAGGAGTCCGACGACGGCACCTCTGATGCCCGAGTCGCCGCCCGCGACGACATCGAGTTCTCACGGCTTGACGATCAGTGGCCGGAAGAAATCAAAAACACGCGCCGTGAAGAGGGCCGTCCCTGCCTGACAATCAACCGCTTGCCGTCATTTATCCGACAGGTCGTGAACGATTCCCGGCTAAACAAGCCAGCGATCACCGTCCACCCGGTGGATAACGGCGCGGACGTCGAGACGGCGGAGGTCATCAACGGCCTGGTTCGGTCGATTGAGCGCCGGAGCAACGCTGACATTGCATATGATACGGCGATTGACCATAGCGCGTCTGGGGGCTTCGGTTTCTTCCAGATCGGGATTGATTTCACTCACAAGGACTCGTTCGACCTTGAGGCGAAAATCCATCGCATCCCCAACCCGCTGATGGTTCACTGGGATCCGGCCAGCACGGCCTTTGACGCATCCGACTGGGGCTATGCGTTCGTTTCCGATTTCTTATCGCAGGAAGAGTTCAAGAACCTCTACCCAGACGCTGATCCGATCAGCTTTGAGGGCAACGATTACAGCTCGAACGCATGGCTGGACGACACCCGCGTCCGGGTGGCTGACTACTGGCTGCGGGAAAGCACCAAGCGCAAGCTACTCCAACTCTCGACCGGCATGACCCTGCGAGAAGACGAACTCACTGACGAGGTGAAATTCGGCCTTGAACTGCAAGGCATTGAGATCACCAGGGAGCGCGAGGTCGATGCCTTCACCGTAATCCACCGCAAGATCAACGGCGCAGAAGTTCTCGAAGAAGAAACCTGGCCTGGCTCAACCATCCCGATCTGCCCCGTGTGGGGTGAGGAAGTGATGCTTGACGGCAGGCGCCATTTCCGGTCGTTGATCAGATCGGCCAAAGACAGCCAGAGCATGTTCAACTTCTGGCGCACAGCGTCAACTGAGTTGGTCGCCCTGGCACCACGCGCGCCGTGGATCATGCAAGAGGGCGCAATCCCCAAAGGCATGGAGGCAGCCTGGCAGACCGCCAACACGCGCAGCCATCCCTATTTGATGCACACGCAGGGCACGCCGATGCCCCAGCGCCAACCCTTCGCAGGCGTGCCGGCTGGAGCTTTGCAAGAGGCGATGAACTCCGCCGACGATATGAAGTCAATCATCGGCATCTATGACAGCAGCCTCGGCGCCCGGAGTAACGAAACGTCAGGCGTTGCCATCAACGCTCGGCAGCGCGAAAGCGACGTGTCCACCTTCCACTTCATCGACAATCTCAATCGCGCGATCCGTTACGCTGGGCAGTGCCTGGTCGAAATCATTCCCGCAGTTTACAAGGACCGCCAGACCGTCCGCATCTTGGGCGAGGACCGCGCCGAGAGCGTTGCTCTTTTGATGGGCTCTAGCCAGGGTCCGAATCAATCGCCAGACGGCGAAAGAATGTACGACCTCAGCATGGGCATCTATGACGTGGACGTGAGATCCGGCCCGTCGTTCTCAAGCCAGCGCGAAGAAACCCGCCAGACGCTGACAGAAATCATGCGAGCCATTCCTGACTCAGCGCCATACATCGGTGACGTTCTGATGGAGCACATGGACTTCGTTGGTGCGGATAAGATCGCGAACCGCCTGAAGATGCTTCTGCCCCCTGAGATGCGCGAATCTGAAGAGGAGGGCGACGACATGCCGCCCGAAGCTCGCCAGATGATCGCCCAGATGGAACAACAGGGTCAACTGCAGATGCAGCAGGGTCAGCAGCAGATGCAGGCTATGCAGCAGGAGGCCCAGCAGGCTATCGCAAGTCTCCAGGCGCAGCTCCAGCAGGCCACTGAAGCCGCCCAAAAGGCAAACCAGGGAGCCATGCAGGCCAAGATGGCGATGCAGGGCGACCAGACGGACGCAGCCTTGAAGGCCAAAGAGATCGAGTTGAAAGAGGCCACGTTGTTGAACGCTGCCGCGCAGGCTGAAAAAGACCGAGCGCAGAAGGCGTTTGAGGCCGAGCGTAATCGTGAACTTGAGTTGGCAAAAATGATGATTGCCGCGCAAGACCAGGGCGAGTCTGACGCCATTGCAAGAGCGGGGGTGATGCTGGCCCGAGAATAGTACTGTTTTAATTGAGCGCAGTGATGCGCCCTACCCCAGGAGAGATTATGAGCGAAGAAGAAGCGACCAGCCCTGAAGAGGGAGTCGAACCGGAAGAAATCGAAGCTGATGAGGCAGATGCCCCGGAGGCCGATGACGATCCGGTTGAAGTCACCGACGACGAAGACGGTGACGATACTGAGGGCGACGAGGAAGAAGAAATCGAAATCAACTTCGGCGGCGACAAGCTCAGGGTGCCCAAAGGGGCGATCCCTGACGAGATTGCAGCCAAGGTTGCGGAGATGTCGAAAAACCTTGAGTCCGGCTATACCAAGAAATTCCAGACCCTATCCGAACAGAGAACGAGCCTTGAAGCCCGCGAGCAGTTGGTTCAAAAGCTCCAATCTTTGGACGGCGAGGCACTGGAGAAGTATTCACGCGGCAACGTGATGAAGCAAGAGCTTGCCCAGTTGCAGCAGATCGACATTAACCGCCTTTGGCAGTCTAAACCAGACCAAGCCAGGAAGGTTTCTGATCGTATCTCGCAACTCACAGGACAGTTCAACGCCATCGTCAACGATGTTTCAAGACTGGAAAGCGAGTCTTCCCATTTGCAGCAGGCAGCACTTGCCCGCAGCGAGGAAGAGGGCCACAAAGAAGTCGAGAGACGGATTCCCGGCTTTGCCGAGAAACACGCCAACGACCTTGTGAAGTACGCTATCAGCAGTGGCATCCCGAAACGGGAAGCCGAGCTGTGGCAGCGTAATCCGGTCGTCACGGAAATGGCGTGGAAGGCGATGCAATTCGATGCCGCAAAGGCAAAGGCGTCTAAAGCGTCTAAGCCAACAACCGCAGAAGCACAACCCATTAAGCCGTCAAGGTCGAGGGGTGGCAGGACCGGAAAGAATCTGGTTTCTGACGCTGATTCGATGTCAACGGAAGAATGGATGCGCAGGCGGAATGAGCAGGTTAACCGACAAGGATAACCCCTAATTGAGCGCAGTGATGCGCCCTCAATCCCTTAGATGGAACTTCTACCATGGCTAATACTATCCTCACCCCGACCGCAGTTACGCGTGAAGTCGCGCGTGTGCTGCATCAGAAACTTAACTTCATCGGCACGATTGACCGTCAGTATGACGACAGCTTTGCAAAGTCCGGCGCTCGGATTGGTGACAGCCTGAAGATCCGGCTGCCTAATGAGTATGTCGTCCGCAGCGGCGCAACCATGAGTGCCCAGGACACCGTTGAAACCAGCGAGACGCTCCAGGTTTCGACGCAGAAGGGCGTTGATTTGTCCTTCACGTCCGTTGACCTGACCCTGAGCCTCGACGACTTCAGCAAGCGCATCATTGAACCTGCCACTTCGGTTCTTGCTGCGGCCATCGAAGCCGATGCGCTGTCAATGTACAAAGACATCTACAACGAGATTTCGGACGTAGGTGCCACCGCAACCACGAGCCTTGCCCTTCAGGTACAGAAGAAGCTGACCGACAGCCTGGCACCCATTTCGCCGCGTTGCCTCAACATGCCCACGCAGTACAACGTGGACTTGCTTGAAGCGGTCAAGGGCCAGTTCAACGACCAGAGCAAGATTGGCAAGAACTACCGCGAAGGCATGGTCGCCCCGAACTTCTTGGGCTTTCAGCATGTTTACCAGAACACCCTCTGGCCGATCCACACGACCGGCACGGATGATGGCACTGGCGACTATCTGGTGAATGACGCCGGTACCATTGCGCAGGGCTCCACAAGCCTGACCGTTGATACCGGTGCCGGCACATGGAACAAGGGCGACATCTTCACGATTGTTGGTGTCAACCGCGTCCACCCGGAAACCAAGTCCGACACGGGTGAATTGCAGCGTTTTGTTGTGACTGAAACGACCGGCACCAGCGCAACGACTCTGTCCTTCTCTCCCGCGCTGTACACCACGACTGGTCGCCAGAACGTGGCTGCTATGCCTGCCAACAACGCCGCAATCTTCAAACTGGAATCGGACGGCTCAACCGCCATCGGTTCCGGTGCGGACTATTCGGTTGGCATGGGTTACCACAAGGACGCATTTGCATTCGCAACTGCCGATCTGGTTATGCCCCAGGGCGTTGACTTCAAGGCTCGTGAAGTCGTTGACGGAATTTCGGTTCGCCTTGTCCGAGATTACGACATCTCAAGCGATGCCATGCCTTGCAGGCTTGACATCCTCTACGGCTACAAGACCGTGCGCCCGCAGCTTGCGTGTCGCCTCGGCCTTCACTAATCACTACCGGGGTGGGGCTTCGGCTCCACCCCTCTTTTTTTGGAGGCTGCATGACCCTTTTGACAATTTGCACAGCCGTTGCCGACGAGGTTGGCATTAGTCGTCCGTCTACAGTCGCCGGCAATTCAGCCACAGATGCCCAGAAGCTGCTTCGATATGTGAACAAGTCTGGCTGGGCTTTGATGAAGGGCGTTGCGTGGCAAGTTCTCCGCAAAGAGCGAACATTCACGTCGGTTGGGGGATCTACCCAGACATCAATCCTGCCGGCAGATTTCGACAGGTTTATTCCTGAAACCTTCTGGAACCGCAGCGACTATGATCTGGTCTCTGGTCCGGTGGGCGCTGTCGAGTGGCAGGGCTTGAAGGCATTCAACTACACCGGCGATAACAAGTTTACCTATCGCGGTGATGACATTCTAATTCTCCCGGAGCCAGGCGCAGGGAAGGCACTGGCATTTGAGTACATCAGCACTCACTGGTGCAAAAGCTCTGGAGGGACGGGCCAGACCGCAATGGCTGCTGACACTGATGTTGGTGTTATTGACGAAGAGCTTCTGGTCAAGGCAACGAAGTTCACATTCCTATCGGATGAGGGCTTGCCGAACGACGTGGCCTATAAGGAGATGACTGACTACGCTGACGACCTGACGCGGAACGATCAAGCCTCGCCGGGCATCCTGGTGGCGGCTGACATCTTCGGCGGCGGGCGACACTTCACCGGAACCCCGGTGACGTCCGGCTCCAACATCACAGTGCTCTAATGGGCACACTATCAGACAAGCTGCTTTGGAGCGCCGGTCCTGCCACCACGCGCGCCGAGCGCGGCTTTGACGGGTTTTCACCAGCCGGCCTCAATCGACCCAGCGCGCAGACGAGCACTGGCAAGATTGCGAATAGCGGCGCACTTCTCGACAGTGGCTTGGCGCAGTTTGGCGCAGCCCTCGGTGGCGCTGCTGTTCCGGGCCTGAGCATAGGAGCCACAGCCATCGACGCTGCCCAGAGCCTTTCGAGGGAAAACGCTCAACGCGAACTCATGGGCACTAAGTTTGGAAAGGATTTGGACTTAGAGCCAATGGGTTTTTTCGAAGCCGTTGCGAGAACACTTTCTCCGTTTCACGACGTTATCGTGACGAAAGAAGCGTTCGACAAACAGATGGCTGCACGGCAGGCCAGCGCAGCCTTCAACGCCGCCGACGACGCAGGCGCTAGTGGGCGGTCTGATATGGCAGCTCAAGCACAGCCTAGCCCCACCAGGTCGCCCCAGTCGTTGCAGGGCTTTATGGGAAGGCCAGAAGGCCTGTCGTCCGCATCTTTCAACTTTGGCGGTGCGCCCGTAGGTCTCTCCCGTCAAGGCAAGGGCGGCGGTTACAGCGGGCGCAGCGGATCCGGTGTCGGTGGCGGCAGTGGCGCAACTGGCGGCGGCTTCGGTGGACGGCCTGGACGCAGTGGATCAAACTTAGGCGGGCCAGATCGACCCGGCCCAGCAGGACGCCTTTAATGGGTTATTTATCTGATCGGTTATCACCCAGCAGCGTATGGGCGCAGGCGTTGAACCGTCCGCCTAGTGGTCCTATGCGCCGCATGGCTGCTGATGACACGCGTCCAGGCGTCTTGCAGCAGCCCACCCTCGTCCCTGCGACTGATGATCCATTAGCCGACCGGATAGGAGCATTTCTGGCGCAGTATCTGCCCGAAAACACACTTGTCCCGCAGCTCCCGTGGGATGCGCTTGCAAATGAACAAAGGGGCACTACACCGGACCCCAAACCAACTGCGGAGATTGTTAGCAATCTGGTCGCAATGGCCCCTGGAATGTCGCTTGATGAGATTCAATACGGCAACAGCGGCGGAATGGATGTTTTTAACACTGCCTTGGGTGTGGCAGATGTCCTTGGGGTCGGGGCATTAGCCAAGCCGTTCGTCCGGGCAGGCGTAAACGTCGCTGAAGACGTTATAAATAATCCGAGTGTTGCAAGGTTTCTTGCCGACGAGCGCGGGTCGTTGGGCAGAGCGGGAGGCGTGGCTGACGCACTTTCAGGCGCAGCCGACGACGCCGCACGAGTAGCTGATGATCTGCCCATGGACGAGGTGAGCCGGATGGCAAAGCGGGACCGAATAGCTGCGCTGAGAGCCGAAGCAAACGCAAACAGGGCGGGGGAATCAGTTGATGATTACGCGGGGATGCACCGTCCTCCTATGCGGGACAGCGGTGCGCCAGCGCACGACTTGACGGGTGGCGGAGCGGTTTATCCAGATGATGTTTATTCCCCGAATGCTGTTCAGTATTATGGAACAGGCAATCCGGCTATGGACCAAGAAACCGTTGAAATTCTAAACAGCCTCAAGGGCAACCCTGATGAGATGGTTTCCATTTATCGGGCGGTGCCTTCCGACGCAAGTGGGGCAGAAATATCTGCGGGTGATTGGGTCACGGTGAATCGGAACTATGCAATAGATCATGGAGAAGGCACCCTCCGTGGAGATTATTCAATTATAGAACGAAAAGTCCCCGCAAGAGATATTTACACAAACGGCGACAGCATTCACGAATTTGGCTTCGACCCCGCCCGCGCAGACGACGCCGCACGGGTAGCTGATGACGTGCCCATGGATGAGGTGGGCCGCATGGCGCGGGCAAACCAGACGTTTCCCGTTGACGCATGGCACGGCTCGCCTCGCAACATCACTGAATTTCGGAATACCTACAGCACACCCGAAGGCCATTACGGCGCGAACCATTACTTCACCAACAGTATTGACGACGTGAACGCAAACTATGCAGATCATGGAGGCCCAGACATTACGCAACGCATCCAGCGTGAGATAGAGTTGGCGGCAGATAGCTTTGATGACGATACAATTCTGGATTATTGGCAATACCGGGATGTTGACGTTGACGATATTGCGGACCTTTCCCAAGGCCAGATTGATGAAGCCCTGGACGCGGTAGCCCGCGAGCGCCTTGGGATTGAAAACGACGGCACAGTTTACCCCGTTCGGCTTGCAATGAATAATCCTGTAAAGGTTGGCGGCGATGGTGAGACGTTTTTTGATTACAACATAAAATACAGCGCCGATGGCGAAGATATTGTTGGCGAAGATGGGCCATTTGTGGACTTGCTACGCGCGACACAAGAGGCGTTTGATGAATGGCAAGTGGACCAATTCACTCGCGATGATGTTTTAGGCAAGTTGATGGATGATGCCATTGACGGCGGCATTTCGGCGTCAGATTTTGACAACATTTTACGATCCAACATTAACGATGTTTATGACGATTTTTCAGGAAAAATGGCATCTCCCGGTGCGGTGATTGCCGACATTTTCAAGAAGGCTGGGTTTGACAGCATTGATATGGACGCTTCTGTGTTCAGCAATAGGCAAGGGTTTGGTGGCGTCAAGCTGCCGGGGATGACAGGGACGCAAGACGCTCGCCACTACGTCATATTTGACGACAACGCGAACCAAATCCGCTCCCGTTTCGCCAAATTCGACCCCCGCAACATCAACAGCCGCGACCTTCTAGCGTCCGGCCTTGGCGGCCTCACTCTGGGTTACGGCCTTTTGGGCAACAGCGAAGCAGAGGCAAGCCAATGAGAGCACCCGCCCGCACAGCGTCGTTCCCGCCCCCAGTGGGAGGCTGGGACACCAGAAACGCGCTTGCTGACATGCCTGCCGAAAATGCCGTCATTCTGGACAATTTCTTCCCGTCAACGGACAAAGTGACCGTTCGGAAGGGATACACGAGCTACGCCACGGGAATGTCCGGGGAAGTAAACAGCCTGATTGAGTATGTGCCTACCACTGGCGTCGGCAAACTGTTCGCGGGCAATGGCTCTTCGATCTTTGACGTGTCAGGCGGAGGCGCTGTCGGCGCTGCCGTTGTGTCAGGTCTGTCCAACACCAAATTTCAGTCCACCCAAATCAGCACATCGGGCGGGCATTTTCTGTTTGCAGTCAACGGCCAGGACACGCCACTGACCTTTGATGGGTCGTCGTGGGCCACCTCGGGCGCGTCAGGCCCGACAATGGCTAACCTTGAGTGGGTGAACAACCACCAGCGCCGCCTCTGGTTTGGTGAGAAAAACAGCCTGTCGGCGTGGTATCTTGCCGTCAATTCTATATCTGGGACAGCAGTGGAATTTCCGCTGGGTGCTGTGAGTAAGCTGGGCGGCTACCTGATGGCGATGGGCACCTGGAGTGTCGATGCCGGTGACGGACAGGACGACGTTGCGGTATTCCTCACGAGTGAAGGCGAGGCCATTGTTTATCAGGGCACTGATCCAAACTCAGCTACTACGTGGAGTCTAGTCGGGGTGTTTCGCATCGGCAAGCCGGTCGGACGGCGTTGCATGATCAAGAGCGGAGCGGACCTGATTATGGTGACCCAGGACGGTTTCGTTGCCGCGTCACAGATCCTGCTTGCAGACCGATCACAAGCAGAAGCGGTATCCATTTCGCAGCAAATCAACAAAGCGGTGAACGACGCCGTGCGGGATGGTGGGTCGCTGTTCGGATGGCAACCATTCATCTATCCCAAGGGCACGATGCTGATCTTCAACGTCCCCAGCACAGCAACCGAAGCCTATCAATATGTGTTCAACACAATAACGCGAGCGCCGTGCCGGTTTACCGGCATCAATGCTGCCTGCTGGGGGCTGATGAACGACGAGGCGTATTTCGGGGGCATGGACGACGGCGTTGTTTATAAGTTTGATTCCGGGTCCAGCGATGCCGGCTCAGACATCAATGCTGACGCCCTCCAGGCGTTCAACCATTTCCGCTCGCCTGGCACGAATAAACGCTTCACGCTTGTTGAGCCGATATTCCAAAGCGAGGGATCGCCATCAGTCAGCATTGACGTGAACCTGGACTATAGCATTCCCACCCCGTCCGCCACCGCTGCGTCGTACCCAGAGCCGGCGGGTTTGTGGGGCGTTGCAAAGTGGGGCGTCGGCCGGTGGGGTTCGGCTTCACAGACTTACCGTGGCTGGCGTGGCATCCGTGGCGTCGGTCGCGCAGCATCCATTCGCATCCGAATTTCGACGGGAGTCAACCAGCCTTCATGGCTTGCGACCAACTGGCTGTATGTCCCCGGCGGGCCTCTGTGAACCTTATCTACGGCCATGACGCGGATGTTGCTAACTGGGTGGCGGCGCATATCCCTGACGTTGGGGACCGTGGATTTGGCGGGCCTGTGGCGGCGATTGGCGTTGGCAATGACCGGCTAATTGCCGGAATGGTTTATCACGACTATCAAGAGCAATTCGGAACAATTCAGTTAAGCATGGCGGCGGTCAGCCCGATGTGGGCGCGTCGTTCAATCATTTTCGGTCTTTTGGCGTATCCCTTTTATCAATTGAACTGCTTTAAGGTCTGGACGGCCACGGCGTTCGATAACGAGAAGGCGCTGAAGGTCAACAGGCACGTCGGGTTTACGCAAGAGGCCGTGCTTGCGCATCAGTTTGGGTTCAAAAGGCACGCCGTAATCATGCGGATGCTAAAGCCTGATTTCATCAAAAACTACGGAGCAGATCATGGGCAAGAGTAACGACAGCGCACCCGCACCACCGGATCCCGTCGCAACGGCGAATGCGCAGGCTGCGGCGAACTCCGCAGCAGTGCGCGAAAGCGCGTTGATGAACCAGATTGGGCAGAACACGCCCTATGGCTCCCTGTTCTATACCGGCGAGATTGGAAGCCCAGACAGGGCCGTCAACACGACGCTTGCGCCAGCGCAGCAGGCCATGCTCGATCAGCAGAACGCGGCATCGTTGCAGTACGGGCAGATTGCAAATAACCAGCTTGGGGTGGTTGCGGATCAGTTCTCCAGCCCCGTTGACTTCTCAAGCGTTGGCCCGGCACCACAGGCAGGTCAAGGGGCGTGGCAGAACAGCTACGACGCCTTAGTTGCCCGCAATCAGCCCCGCGCAGATCGAGAGCGTGACGCCATGATGACGCGCCTGTCAAACCAGGGGCTTGATGCTGGTTCGGCGGCGTATGCTGCCGCAACCGACGAGTTTAATCGCGGTCAAACCGACTTCGGCCTTGCCGCCCAACAGGCTGCTATGGCCCAACAGGCGCAGCAGTATAGCCTTGAATCGGCGGCCTATAATCAGGCCAGGAATGATCTGATGGCACAGCGCAATCAGCCACTGAACGAACTAGCGGCGCTGGCGTCAGGCCAGCAGATTCAGAACCCAGCATTCCAGGGCCAGTCAAATTATAGCGTGGGTGCTGCGCCGATTGCCGATGCAATTTACGGCAACTATCAGGGCCAGATGAACGCATTCAATCAGAACCAAGCCAACAACGCCGCCAACAGGCAGGGTCTCTATGATCTCCTCGGCACTGCGGCGATGGCTGGCGGCATGACATACGGCGGACCTGGCTGGGGAGTAAATTAAATGGCACTGGGAAATCTCGGCAAGTACAGCCAGATGCTTCAAAACATGCCCAACCCCAACACGGGCACGCACGCCGGCGGTCTATCGCACGTCTTGCAGCAGGCGTTGCTGGGCTATTCAGCGGGGCAGGCTCAAAGGGCAGAGGAGGCCACGCAGGGCCGTCTTACAGAGGCGCTGAAGGCCATGACCGGCACGCCGGACAACACC